GAAGCGCAGGCGGCGCCCGGCGGGGACGATGACGGTCTCGCCGGTGCCGGGGTTGCGCCGCTGCCGCTCCAGGGTCGGCCGCCAGGTAAAGCCGCCCAGGCCCTTGATCTGGACGTTCCGCCCCGAACGGATCGTATCCGCCAGCACGGCGAACACGGCGTTCAGGGACAGGCGGGCCTGGTCTTGCGAACTGCCCAGTAAAGCGGCGATAGGCTTGATCAGGTCTTCGCGGGTGGTGACATCATTCAACATGCTTCAGGCTCCTCAGTGGGGGTGAGTTCCGGTTCGCCCAGATGCGCCTCAAGCGCCAGGGCGAGTTGCCAGATGTTCCACTCGACATCCGGCTGCCAGGGGTGATGAAAGGTTTTGCCCCATTGGATCAGGGCGCGCAGGGCGGAATCGCTCCACAGGGCGCGGGTGGACACTCCCCCCTTTAAAAAAGGGGGGTTGGGGGGGATTTCGGTGGCGGCTTCAGTCACCATTCAATTCCTCGGTTAAGGCCGCTTCGAGCAGGGCGGTTTGGGCGGCGGCCATGACGCGGTCCGGGTTGAGATCGCCCCAGCGCTCCCGCAGCGACAGCGACTGGATATAGCGCTGCAACAACACCCGGCGGCCGACAGTGGGTCCATGAACGGACAGCCGCCCCAGGCGGGAGATAAAGGCCAATTCATTGGTCATCGTCCAGGCGGTGGGGTAGTAGCTCATAACGACGCCTCCCCGGCTTGCGCTCGCCGCACGGCGCGCGGCTGACTCCAGTACGCCATCCAGGCGCGGTCTTCGTCGGTGATAAACCGACATCTCGGCTCCGGTCCCGGCTTGTGATAATGGCGGAACCCGGCGATGGGCGCGCCCTGGTCGCGCAACTTGGTGATGCGCGCGGTAACGCTGTTCACGGTGCGATCCACCAGCAAGCCGATCTCCTTGGCGCTGGCGCCGGCGTTGTACGCCACGATCAACTGGGCGTCTTCCTTCGGGGTCCAGAGTAGCGTCCGATAGGCGGCCCTCCCTTTCCCTTTGGCGGCGGATTGCGCGCTCATGGCGACACCTCCCCGGCTTGCGCCAACCGCACGGCGCGCGGCTGGCGCCAGTACGCCATCCAGGCGCGGTCTTGGTCAGTCACAAAGGCGCAAGCAGTGGGCGGCGAGATCGGTGGCAGGACCTGACTGCGGGCGATTTCCAGCCGGGTCGGCGGCAGCAACGACGCGCAGCGGTGGCGCAAGACGTCAGTGCGGGTATGCACTGACGCAATCGAGCGCCCCAAGGCGCAGGCCGTCTCTGCGGCAGTCTGGCCGGCGTTCAGCATCGCAATCAACTGCGCGTCCTCTTGCGGCGTCCATAAGCGCCTGGGGATGTAGTCCACGATTTCGGCGGCGACTATTTGCCGCCGGCGCTTGACACCCTCAACCGAGCGCCCCAAGGCGCGAGCGATTTGTTCAACAGACTGGCCATCGTTGCTCCGGGCCACCAGATCGGCATCCTCTTGCGAGGTCCAAAACCGCTTAAAGCGCTTAGTTCTCATGGTCGGGAGCCTCCCCTTTCAGCGACCGGCGGTCGTGGCCGAGCAGGGCGTGAACCAGCAGGAACAACTGGTGCAGGCGCTGGAGGTTGTTGCGGTCGACGCGGAAGGGGCCGAGATCCAAATACGCGCCGTCGTGGGCGAGCAGCACGTCGAGGGTGAACGGGCCGCCAATGCCGCGCTGGGTGACGGTGACCGGGCCGAGATAGAGCGGGTCCAGGATCCCTGGGGGAATCAACGGCGGGGGCGGGTCCGTAGGGAGGTCGATGTCGCTCTCGTTGACCGGCCAGGGGCGCGTGGCCTTGGTCGATTCGGGCGGCCCCAGCGGCAGCGGAGGAATGGGGAACGCGGTCGGCGGGGCTTCGCGCCAGGCGGCGGTGGTGCGGGCGCGGGAGGTGGGACGCGGGGTCATGAGCGAGTCTCCGGGGCGGCGGGCAGGGTGAGGTCGTGGAGTTCGAAACGGCCAGGCGAGCGGCTGAGCGGGGCGTGGTATTCCCAATAGCCGTTCAGGCGTTCGGCCAGGTCGGTGATGACCTGGACGACATCGACCATAGCGGCGTCGGCGGGGATATGGAGACGCAGGTCAATGGGGATAGAAATCCCCCCCGACCCCCCTTTTTCAAAGGGGGGAGGCGAGGCGAGGGGATGAGTGCCGGTCCGGGGGCCGGGGGATGAGTCAAGCAGCATGTCAGTACTCCTTGGGCAGTGACGAGAAGGGGCAGCCGGAGCGGCAGGCGCGGAACAGGCGGCTGTAGAGCGGGTTGACCGTAGCCATGCGCACGTCGCGGGCCTGGTGCTCCAAACACTTATGCTTGGGGATTTCGCCGGCAATCGGGCAGCCCACCGTCTGGTTGAGCAAACAGCCTTCAACGAGGGTTTGCAGCCGGGTTAAATCGCCTTTGTAGGCCCCCTTCAGCGCCTGGCTGACCAGGGACGGAGAGACGCCCAGCCGCCGGGCGACGGCGACCTGGCTGGTGGTGGTGCAGGCGGTTTTAAACGCCATGAACCAGTCCTCCTCTTCGGGTTGCGTGGTCATGGGTGGCCTCGTCCCGTCCGGGATAGAGCTGATCCTGATTGGGGTCGTACACCCCGGAGCCGTCGTTGCGGACGATGGGCGCGCGCGGGCCGCTGTCGCGAGCCAGCCGCCAGAGGGCATGGCCCCCCGGGCAACCGTTCTGCTTGGGACGGACCTTCACCAGATAGCCGGAGCGATCCAGGGCGAGCAGGTACTTTTGCAGGTTGGCCGGACTCACTTCCGCCGTCGCTTCGATCTGCGCGGCGGTAAAGCGCTTGAGGACGCGGATGCTGTTCCAAAGCCGTTGCCGGGCACAGACGACGCGATGAGTTTTGCTGGAACTGCCCGGAGCGCGCGGCATGGGAGCCTCGTAAGGTGAGGGTTAGCGACCGGTAATCCATGGCTTGCCTCCCCACAGGGCTTTGGTGACCTCGACCCAGCCGTTGCCCTTGGCGCGGCGGTCAATCTGGGCGAGGACGGGAATCAGGCGGCCCATGCGGCCCTGGGTGACGGTGACGATGTCGGCCAGCAGGTCGTCGGCGACGTGGCATTCCAGCAGGGTGTCGGCGGTGATGCGCACGTCTTCGGCGTCCAGATCGGTGAATTCCACCCACTGGAAGACGCGGCGGGAGAGCTGCTCGCGCAGCTTGATTTTGCGGTCGATCTTGTCCATGCCGGACATGACGACCGGCATCCGGCTCTTGTCATAGATGGAGCGCAACGCCTCCAACATGCGCAGGCTGGTGCCCTGGCCGGGGAGGAGGATGTGGTCGAGTTCGTCAATAAAGAGGGGGCGGCCGGCCTGCATCATCTCGTCGGTGATCTGCTTTTCCAGATCGGCGGCGCGGCCTTTGGGCATGTGGCCCATGGCGAGGCAAATAGCGGACAGCATGGAGCCGAGCGACCAGGCGGGGCTGGCTTCCACGTAGATGGCGTTGTACTGGTTGAGGTAGTAGGCGAGCGCCGTGGACTTGCCCACGCCGGTCGATCCATACACCAGAACCATCCCTTCGGTGCCGTCGCTCCGGTCAATGACGGCATCCAGGGCGTCGCCCAGACGGGCAATATTTTTGACGGCAGCAATCTTGGCGCGCATCAGCAGGCCCTCCGGGGGGCTGGCGTGATGATGCGGAGGGCGACTAAAATAGAAATTCGCCCGTCGATGACAGCGGGTGCGGATTGAAACACAGCGGCGATTTTTGCACGCATAATGAAAGTCCTCGTTGAGTGAATAGCCTGAAATTCAACGTTTCAGGCGGCTTCCGGCATTCCGGGTACCATCCGTAATGCCGGATATTTCCGCACGGCGCGCAGGCCGTGGGTGTAGTGCCAACCCCAGACCCAGTGACGGGCCAGCTCGGGGTCGGTATAGGGGCAAATCGCGTCGCGCTCGGCGACCATGCCGGCCTCCGTCGCTGCATCAATTTGCAGACTCCAGTCCGTGGCGTACCAGCCGGCGCGCCAGGCGAATTGCAGGGCGTGGCTGAACCCCAGCGGGACCCGTTCGACGGGCACGCCGTTGCAGGCGTCGCGGCAGCCCCATTGGTAAAAGCTTCTTTCTTCCTCGGTGTGAAAGACGAAAGAGGTCTTAACGTCGCTGTTCATGCGGTTTGCTCCAGGGTGGGGGAACTCTCAATCGCGTCAGGCTCTTGCAAAAACCAGGCGCGCACTTCTTCGTACCGGGGGTAGTTCTGAAACTGCACCGGCATACTGCCTTCCAAACTCGATTTCACGGCGAATTGCCGGCGGACATAGGCGCGGTCGGCGGCGCTGATGGCGGAGTACGGCTGATCCTTCTCGAGGATCAGCGCCATCGTCCAGCGCACGCGGCTAAAGGGACTG